CTGGTTCTGTCTTGCTCCGCCACCTTTTAGTTTAGAGATAAAGTCTGATACATTAGCCATTTTCTATCTCCTCTCTATGCGCCTGCCACTTCACTAAAGGCTACGCCTGTTCGTGTTGCGACAAAGTTAAGTTGAATAAAGTTAATTGAACGATTTGGTTTGATAAAGATATCAGCCACAAATTCGTTTCTGTCAATTAACGCTGAAGTGTTGTTGGTCTCATCACATACAACAGAAAAGTCTGTTATACCTCTTCGACCTTGTACATCACGCAAGAAAGGTTCAATCAAGTTTCTGAAATTCGCTCTTGTAAATTCATCATTGAACTCAAAGAGTTGGAATTTAGCAGCAGTTGCTATCGCCTTCTCTAAAGTTATGAATAGTCTTCTAACATTAATTCTGTCAAAAGCACTAGGTTTAGACTGAGCAGTTTTATCACCAAACAAGACTGTGCCTTGTCCAGGGAATGTAACTACTGGGTTTACTCTAGCTTTATACAATTCATCTCTTTGTGCGTTTGTTGGGTCAAATGCAAGTTTAATAGCGCCTCTAATTTGACCTCTACTAAATCCTGCAGGTGAGAACCAGCTGTCTGCTACTGTATCTGTTCTTGCACATAGACCAGCGATATCGCCGTTTAATGGAACAAAACGATATACGGCATTATATTTGTCGTACATATATTTGTAACCACTATCTATTACTGCATAACTTGAAGATGATAAACCATCAGCAAAAGCTTTAACATTAGCTGTCTGTGAGATTGGATTAGTTACATTAACAACATCTGCTCTCGCAGGTGAAATAAATGCTACACAATCTTTTCTGCCTTCAGCAGTATCAATTACTTTTGTTGCCATGGTATCACCCGTAGCGTCAGCATTAGTTTGTGATGGACCGCCTATTAGTAAATTTACATCTACTGTTTCAGCGTCGCCAAATTTATCCCATGCAAGAGATAATTCAGCAGCAGTTGGAACTAAATCGTCAGTTCCGCCTGTCAATGCGTCTCTAAACACAATAAAAGCTGAAGTGGAAGCGTTATCAAAAGTAGTACCAACCTTTGTAGTACCAGCAGTTGATAATACTGTTTGATGATCCATCCAGTAAATATATTGTGATTGTTGATATATAACATCAGCATAATAGTTTGTATCGCCTTGAGCAGTTTTAGCGTCTGAAGCTTGTGAAAGTCCTTCAAATTTTTCTAAAATTGTTCCAGCAGTACCTGAGATACCACCATCTTGGTCAACGATAGCAATGTGTAATTCATCATTAGAACCACCAGCATTACTTACATCATCAGTTGTAGTTGGTGCCGCTGAGAATTGAAAATAATGTTCCCAATATCTCTTAACATATGCGTTGTTAGTTACAGCATGTCTTAAACCACCTGTTTGAGTTGCACCAGTTGCTGGGTCAAATCTTGCGATAGTTAATAAGTGTGTTGATTTTCCTGTAACTTTATAATAATATCCACTAGGAGCGGCAGTAAAGTTGCTTGATATGTCACCAAACTCTAACAAGTCACCAGTATTGATTTCAGCACCGTCATCAACCGTAATGGTTGTATCGCCAATAGCTGCGTCAGCGTCATTGACTAGGTTATCTGAAGGCAATGTTTGTGAATATGCCGTTGAGTTGGTACAAGTAGAAACTTGTAAGTTATTTCCCCATGTGCCTGCTTCTCTAGCCGCCCATGCACCTACACTTCCTTGTCCTGTGGAGTAATTATTTAGATAGTCTGTAGTGTTTTTGATTAGCACAGGTGTACCTGATACAGCTGCATTTACGCAACCTGTTGCCGCTCTAACCACTTTTAAGGCATTTCCGTATTGTAAAAAGTTGGTTGCACTAAAAAAATATTCAAATGTGCTTGTGTCTGGTTTCCCAAAAACACTAACATATTCGTCCTCACTAGAGATTAAAGTAACCTCTTCCATTGGCCCTCTCTCACTAACTACTACTGCACCACCAATTGAGGTAGAGACAGCAGGAACTACATTAGTAAGATCCTTTTCCGTAACGAGAACACCAGGTGAAACTAAAAAAGCCATCTTGTTTTCTCCTTAAATTTAAGAATTGTTAATTTGTTCTTACATCTATTTATAATTATCAAAATCTTACAGTCCCTTCTTGTATTTTACAGGTGACCATGTAGTACCATAAGGGTCTTTATAACTACTATCTTCTTCACTTTCTATGCCATCATCTATAAATCCAAAGGGTGCCATGTCTTGGTCCATTGCGTCTTGTTGTTCATCTACAAGTCTTGCTCGTATATCTTGGTCTGTCAATTCTTTAAAATATGTCTGATTTGATAACCATGCGAACATAACTAAACAAGTAACTAAATCATCACTTGACCCTTCTTCCGCTTCGTATTTTTCTTTACCTTTTAATATATAGGTAGATAATTCTTGTATAATATGAAAGTCTTGTATGATTAGTTTATCATGTTCTATCATTGCTTTAAGATTTGAACACCCTATTTTCTTTGTTGCTTTTGTTGTTCTTACACCTAGTTGACTTTGTTTACCACTAAATCCTGTACCTGCAACCTGACCTGAACGCCCTCTTTGATTTACCATAATCAAATTATCATACTCTAGGTCAAATTGCATAGTATCTGCCACCTGTCCACCTATATCATTTACCTCAATTAAGACCTCTGCCTTATTATATTGTGTTGCAATCTTATGAATAATTTGTGGAAATACTAAAGGTTTAATTTCATTGTTTTTATATTTTGCAACAACCTTGTATGGTATACTTGTTGCGTCAATAACGACAAAAGCAGAATAATCATTTACAGTACCTCTGGCAACATCAACAGTCATTACATATCTTGCACCTTTTCGTGGCATTTCATGTATATCTAAACCGGCACTAGATTGTTCTGGTGTATTATGTGATAATGTTCTTAACTTTGCACTATTAATAAGTGTATCAACACTACCTAAAAACTCACAATCAAATTCTGTTCTAAATTGTTGTTCACTTGTATTCTTTATTGTTTCTTGTTTCCATTTCTCATCTCTACCTGGTACCTCTGACCAATGAACCTCAATTGGTTTGTAACTATTTCTTTCATGCACAGCGTCATTCCACATTTTATAAAACATATTCATACCATGTGGTGTAGATACAATCATTACTTTAGAACTTTTACCAGAAGATATTGTAGGATAAACTGAACTAAAAAATTGTTCAGCGATATTGTTTGGTACATATGCAAACTCGTCCAAGAATATAATGTTATAAGAACCACCACGCACAGCACTTGATGATGTAGCAGCGGCAAGTATCTTACTACCATTTTCTAATTCTAAACTACCTTTGTTCCAGTTTATAACACCTTGTTGTAACCACTTTGGTAAATTTTCATATGCAAGTTGCAATCTACCTAATAAATCTCTAGCAACCGCCGCCTTATTGGCAAGTATTGCAATGTTAACATTAGGATTAAATATTGCATAGTGTAATAGATAAGCAATAATTGTTGTTGACTTACCTGTTTGTCTTGGTAGTTTACATATACTAAAACGATTATTATGAAAAGTATCAACCATTTCTTTTTGAAAGTTATATAACTTAAATGGTTGTAGACCGTGGTCTAGTGTAACTATCTTTAAATAGTTTGTAATAAAATATATGGGATTATCCTGACATTGTAAAAACTCTCTAACTTGTTTTTTTGTAAAGCGTATCTTTTGATTTGCCGCTTTTAAGTTAGGATTACCTAGATAAGATTTACTGTCCATTGTATCCGTTATCTCCAAATTTATAGTTAGGTCCTGAATAATCTAAATCAAAACTAATTGTAATTCTTTCTTCGTCAGAACCGTGTGGTGTTGTACCATGGTCTAAAAAAGACGGCCAAAAATATAAGTCGCCTTCTTTTACATCAAAAAACCTCATGTTACCTTTATCTAAAAATTTTTGTGTCCAAGAATTACTATTTGGTCTTGGGTCTCTAAAATATAATTGACCTGAATTTTCTGGTACTTTTAAGTAATATGCACCACTCATGGTGTGTTCATTGTGTGTATGTAATAAATGATATTCGCCACGCTTCAGTATATTTGCCCACATGTTTGCCACTTTTACACTTTCTACATTTTTACCAAAGGTAGTAACACTAACTTGTTTTAATATTTGATTTAAAGGTTCAAATATTTTATGTGTATGTAAATCA